CCTCGCGGCTCTGGCCGCAGTGGACGGTCCAACGCCCGGCGGTAGCTTGCGCAGGTTCCCTACGGCTCCGATTCCGGTCGCCTTCGGTGCTTGACGCACCGGGGCGTGCTGCGCTGCGTCCTTGGACATGAAACGGATGACCTCGAGGCGTTTAAGTGCGTAGTCGAGCCAGTGGCCCCGGCCGAGACGGTCGAAGTCGGGCCGCAGCGCCTCGACGCGACCACGGATGTCATCAATCTCTGCCATGGTCATGTCGTGCGTGGCCCAAACACTGTCCGGCCCGAACCATCCCCGCTTCTCGTTCGGGCTAAGGAAGTGCCGCCCGAACGGCCCGGCGTTTTCCATCGGCGGAGGGTCGAGTGGGGGCAACATTTCCATCCCCCGAGGCGACCAGGCAAGGCCGTGGTCAATGCCGTGGACGTTGCCGTCCTTGTCGACCATGTAGTTGCCGCCGTGGCGGTCGAAGTTGGCGACGAGAAGGTCCAGCAGCCCGAGCCGCCTACCAGCTGGGCTGTCGCGAATATGGTCTGGGAGATCCTTGCCAGATATGTCGCCGAACGCCTCTTCGCCGGTCTGTGCGTCCGGGACGAACTCCATGTAGATCTCGGTGTCGTTGTGGCGATACACCTTCGGCACGGGCGCGTCGATGGCGCGGCCAAGCAGCGATGCCAGCTGCTCGGCGTCGGCCTGTGTCTTGGCATCCGATCCGGCCCACTCGCGCTTGGACCATTTGTGGATCGCGCGCGTGCCGTTCTTGAACCGCTCGATCCAGGTCTCGCCCACCATGCCCTGGTTGGCCATCTTCCGGTCCTTGATCCCCGAGTCGACAGCGTCGACCAGTTCGCGTACGTCGCTGAGGTCGCGGTGGTACTTCGTTTCGTTGCCGATGCGCGGGGCTCCCGGGGCGATGCCCGTTGGAGGGTTGGCTGCCGCGTCACGAGCCCCACGCACGTCACCACGAGCATCGGCGAGAAGCGCCTTGCCAATGTCGGTTCGACCCGCGCCGCGTTTCAGCTGGATGCCTCGGGCCTTGGCCGCCTTGCGCATCGGTTCTCTGCCGAAACCCTCGAACGGGTCGCTTGGACCGAGGCCTTGCAACCATCGCTGGATGCGTCCTTCGACACGAACATCGCCCCGAACGCCTCTGCGGAGGGGGTTGGCCGTGGGGGGTACGGCGTTGGGCGCAGGAACGGAGCTCGCTGCCCCTGTCCTCAAGACGGTTGGAATGTTGCCTGGCCCGCCCTTCGTCGAACCGCCTTTGCGGTTCTGGTCCGCATTGACTACGAGGGGCCAGGTAAACCTGCCATGGGTGTTCGGGTTGACACTGCGGGCCGCAGCGAGGCGTCGCTTAACGGTCTGAGGCTCAGCGCGCATCCTGGCGAGCTGGTCCAGGCCATGCATATCGCCGAACGTTCCCCAGTGGGCCAACAGGTGTCGGGCACGGGCCGCCCCCGGCTGCTCGGCGCTGCGCATCCGCGCCACGATGTCCCGGGCGGGGGCGCCACGCTTCGGCTGTACGCCGAGCTTTCGCGCCGCAGCAAGCAGTTTCGGTCGCGGCAGGTTCTGGCGGCTATCGGCCGTGAGCGAACCTGGCTTGCCGTTGCCCGCTCCAGTCAGGACCCGGATCAGGGCATGGGCGATGGACTTCGGGCCGATGAACTCGCCACCGATGTCAGTCCCTTTTGGAGCGCGTTTGAAGGCTCGAGCAGCCTTGCCCATCGCACCCCCTCACCGGATGTAGCCGTGCAGCTTGAGCAGCCGGATCGCTTCGTCCCGGTCGTTGCCGGCCTCGATGTAGATCTGGCGTGGCGTGATCCGCGGCCGTCGTCCGGCCGCCTCGTGGGTGAACTGGCGGCCGCCGGCGACGTACAGGCCGCCGCGGTGGATGTTCGTCACCGCGGCGATGTCCGCGCCGTCAGCGATGGCCTGCTGCTCAGCCTTCGACCAGCCCGCCGCTTGGCGTTGCTCGGGCGTCATCGTGTCGTACAGGCCCTGCGGCGACTGCGGTGGGTCGTCGCCCTCGGCGGCGGGGATCATCACGCAGTCGCAGCGCGGATGCCTCTGGAAACCCGCCGAATACGGGTACCAGCGGCCGGCCAGGATGATGCACCGGCTGCACGAGTGGCCAACGGTCAGCCGCACATAGCCGGCCACGCCGTGGGTGGTGGCCGCGACCTGGTCCGCGGTGCGCCCGGCGTCGGCGACCTCGGTCCGGACCAGCATGTTCAACTGGCGCAGCCCAGCCCTGAGGGCGTTACCAGGCGGTTGTCCACCTTGGACACCGGCTAGCGCGGTGATGGCCGGTTCGTACAGCAGCGTGACAAGGCCCCGGCCATCGGCCGCGACCCCAGCGAACGCGCCGGCCGCGACCGCGTACTGCGCCGAGGCCGGTGCCCCGTCGGCGAGCAGGGCCGCCTGCACGTACGGGTCGGCGGTCTGCGCCGACGCGAGCTGGGCACCGGAGACAGCACCAGCCACCGCGGTGAGTTGGCGTTGCCACGTCGTGGAGATGGCGGCCGGGTCGACTCGGGTCCACGCCCGGGCGGCCACCGCGGCCGCCGACACGGCGAGCGCCTGCCGCTGCGCTGCGTGCGCCTGGGCGACGTCAGCTGCCGGCATTGGCCAGCGACCCGCCGCGGGTCTGCAGCTGGTCGGCGATGCGGCTCAGCGGGTCCTCGGCGGCCTGCTGCTTGTCTTCTTCCTCCGCCCGGGCGATCTGCGCCTGGGTCAGGCCGATCCGTTCCCTGGTAAGCCGCAACGGCACGATCGGCTTCGGCTGGGTGGTGTACAGCTTCACCGCGGCGTCGGCCTGCTGCGCCACGGTCGGCGTGGACGGGTCCCGCCAGATGGTTTCCATCCGCCGGTAGCGGGGGTCCCAGTCGCCTTCCTGGATCCGCTTCACCAGCCGCATCGCGTTCTCGTACGAGCCGCCCCAAGGGACCTGCTTCCGTTCAGCCCGCTTCACCAGCCGCATCTCGGCAGAGCGGATCGAGTCGGCGCTGGGCGGGTTTTCGGTCGTGAGGCCCAGGTAGTGCGGCGGCAGCCCGGCGATCGACGCGACCAGCCGCGCCAGCTGGTTGATGCTGTCGTGGAAGTTGGACAGGTTCGCGCCGGCGAACTCGAACTGCCGGGCGGTGCCGTCATCGTTCGGGATGGTCAGCAACCGCCGTAGCAGCGTCTGCAGCGCGGTGAGCTTGTTGCCCTGCTCGTCCTCCAGGTCCTCCGGCCCGATCCCGAAAATGCCGCGGATCGGGAGAGCGACGAACTCGGCGCCCACCATCATGTCGGTGGCGATCTTGTTCGCGGCGTGGGCCAACGGCAGGATCGGCGCGAGCTCGGACCGGCCGAGCCAATCGGACAGGCGGGCCCGGTTCACCAGCGGCTCGACCAGCGGCCGGCCGATGTTGTGCTCGTCCCGGTCGACTTCCTTGCCGTTCTCGTACCACACGTTGACGTTGGGCAGGTACAACGTCGCGTACTGCACACCCGTGACTGCACCAGCCTGCAGCGCTTCCGGGTCGACGGTACGGCGTAGCGCGGCCCGGACCTGCCGAGTGCGGGGGTCCACGTCGGCGTACATCTCCAACGGCGACTCGAACGTGACCAGCGGCGTGTCCGGGTCTGCCTCATTCGCCCCGACGCAGATGTACGACCGCTTCATGACCAGCGCGTCGACGCGGCCCTGCTGCGCGCCCTCGTCGCAGTTGTTGTCCTGCCACACCCGCCACGCGTCGTCGTCGCCGGCGTCTTCGTCGGGCAGACGGAACCCTTCAACGTCGAGACGTTCCTCAACGGAGTCCACGACCAGCTGGGGCCACGCGATGACGACCTGCTCCAAACGGTCGCCGATCTCCCGCATCAGGTCCGGGTGCATGTACGAGCGCGGCGAACGCAGCTCGTACTCGTCGTCGAAAGCCTTCAGCTTGGGCCGCTCGGCGTCGTGCAGGGCGGACAGCCGGGCCACCCAATCAGACTCGGTCGTGGGGAGCGCCACTCATGCTCCCTTCAGGACAGTGCTACAAGTTTGCGGCGCTGTTTGGGCCAGAGACCGGCCGCGGTGACGTCGTTGGCCGCTTCATGGCAGATGATCGACACCACGGCAGCGTCGATCTTCTGGGCCTGAGACGGTTTGCCCAGCACGTACCGCTCCGACGGTCGGGCGACCTTGCGGGCGTTGCGGACATGGATGGCAGCGGTTGGACATCCGTCATGCGTCCAGGTCGAGTCGGCCTTCAGCACGTCGGTCAGCAGCCGCACCGCAGCGGCGTGCATCTGCACCGGCCGGTACGTTTCCCAACGCTGGACCCGTTTCTCCCCGTACCGGGCTGCCCACTCGTCGATCTCGGTGGACCAGTACGGCGGGTCGCAGTAGAACCGCACCACCCGGAACCTGATCATCAGCTCGTCGACGGCGGCGGCCACAGCCAGGCGAGGCACCTGCCCAGACCACTCGGCAGGATTCCACACGGCGGGCAGCCGGTCCGGACCGTACGTCGGCGTGAACTGGTAGCCATCGCGGGTCTCGGCGCGAATCACCGTCCAGTCGTCAGTGTCCGAGCCGTCCAGCGCCAGCACGACCGCGGTTTGGTCCTCGACCTGACGCGGGTCGGCGCGGGCATCCCACCGATCGCCCTCGCACCAGGCGCCGGCACCGTACACGATCCGGTTGCCGAAGAACCGCTCCGCCTGAGCCGGATCGGTCTCCAGCAGCTCGGCGGCCTCGGCTTCGATGGCGTCCAGGTCGACGTGCACCGAGCCGGCGTACACGAACCGGTGGATCCGGCGCCGCTCCCGCTTGTCGCGATAGGACAGGCCGGCCGGCGGGCACCGGTAGAACTTGAAAATGTCGGGCCGCTGCGACTCGTGCGTGCGTTGAGCGACCGAATCCTCCGAAGGATCCCAACAGTTCGTCGTCTCAATCGTGCGGCCACCCATGCCGGCAGCGCCCCGCCGCTGAGTGGTGGCCACCCGGTCCATCTTGTTCGTGACCGTCCAGATGCCTGTCTCGTCCTGCGCAACGAACGTCACCGGGTTACCCAGCCGGGACTGCGCCGACGAGGTCACCACATCGATCCGGCCATCATTGGGCAGCCGGACGAAGGCCTCCCCGACCTTCATCAGCTCCCCAAGCGGCCCATTGCGGATCATCGCCTGCAGCGGCCGATAGATGTTGTCGGTCTGCTCCTCAGAAAACGCGGTGATCTGGATCAGCGGCGTCGGCCACGGGATAGCCAGCGGCTCCCCAGGCTCATACTCATACACCCAGCCACAGCCGCAGCCATGGTCCCGGCAGTCGTAAACCTCTCCACCGACCGCCCACCCGGCGAACACCGCCGGCCCAACACCCTCCGCCGCGCAAAGCGCCGCCGTCCACGGACCCTTACCAGTCTTCTGCGGCGCCACCACCTGCGAACGGCGGTTATGAAACGCCGGCGCCAGCTGGCCAACCCGCGCCGACGGCTTCACCCGATAGTGATTCGCCGTACACCACAGCTGCCAGTCGTACATCTCGAACGAGTCGCCCTTGTGAAACCCGTCCGGGACAACACAATGCGACTCGATCCAGTCGCACGTCACCCACAACGTGGGGAAATCGACCACAAACTCAGGCTGCTCCGCCATCCACGACCTTCAACCGGTCCCGAGCCGACCGGCGCCCGCCGTTCGAGCTCGGCGACTCCGACTGGGCAGCCTCGACACGGCCAATGCGCCACCGATTCGCCCGCAACCCCGGCGTCGTCAAACCGAGCGAATCAGCCATCTGCCGCACCAACGTGCCGAGAATGATCGGCGACCGCGGCCGCTCGAACCGCTCCAACTGACGCACATACAGCGCCACCTCGAGGTCCTGGCCGTACCGCTCCCACATCAACGCCTGCGGCATCCGCCACAACCGCTTCCACAGCACCGCCTCGCGCTCGGAACCGCCGTCGAGCGGCCACTCCGGCGGCTCACCCGCACGGCCCTCCGCCGGCAACTCCGTCCACTCACCCGCATCACGCTCACGACGCAACGCCGTCGGATCCGGAGCGGGGCCAGAACGGGAGTGGCCACCCCTCACGCTCAGTCACCGCCGCTCGATGAACCCGACTCTCTGACCTGACAGACCGCCGAGACCCC